AGATAAAAAAAGGTTTGGAGGCAAAGTTGTCAAAATGAACATGGGTGGAGTAATAAAAGGTCGTGGTGGCAACTTCAAAGGAGTAAGATAATGTCAGACGAAGCAGATAGAAGAAGGACTTATGCAGAGCTTGAAAAGCGTGGTCAAAGAACACCTGGCAAATACTTTGGTCCTAGCACACCTTCATTGCCAATAAAGAAAACACCAAAGGTAAAAGTCATTGATATGTCAAAGATGAAGCAACTTAAATTGTTAAGCACAGGTGGAGACGTAAATCAAAAAGATCCTTTAAAGAGCGTAGCTAAAACTATTCAGACAATTGCTAGTGGAAAAACTGGTATCAAGTCAGTTGATAAACAGAAGAAGAAAGATGCTATTCTTACAAAAAATTTGAAAAAACTAGCAAAAAGGACTAAAGTTAAAGCAAAGCCACAAAAGCTTGATATTACAGCAGATTCAAAAAGTCCGTTTAGTATTCAAAAGCAAACAATTATGATGAGTGGTGGTGGAGAGGTTGTTAATATGACTAAATCAAGAATGGTTAATCCAGAAACAGGAGAGTAATATGGCTGATAAAGATACAATGCTTAAAGGCTTAAAAGAAATGATGAAACTTATTGAGGATGCTAAAATTGGCAAGTCAAAACCAGAAGCACCAATTAGTATCAAAGATAGAAAAGGCATGAAAAAAGCTATAAGAAAAATCTCTGGCATGAAAGATGGTGGTTTAGCAGAGGCTATAGAAAAAGTTAAAAAAGAAGATGCCGTCAAAATGAAAAGAGGTGGCGTACCAAGACCTAAAGGAAGAGGTCCTAGAAGAATGGAATTTTTAGGTCAAGCCGTAGATGAGTTCATTGAAACAATGGAGCCGTTCCAAGGCACAGTAAGGAAAGGTGAAACTCTTAGAAACGTAGATGGCAAGACAATGGTTGTTAGAAGAATGCCTAATCCTAATTTTTCAGACGCAAATAGGCAAGTTGTTCGTGATATCTTGGGCGATCAAGGTAGAATGATGTCTGATGCAGACAGATCAATGATGATGCAGATGATGGGTGCAAGAAGAATGGAAGACGGCGGAAAAGTGCCACCCAAGTTCAAAGGTTTTTCAAAGTTACCAGAAGATGTGCAAGAACAAATGAATCCAACATTAGCAAAGAAGTTTAGAAAAGGTGGTGTTGTTAAGATGGGTTCTGGTGGTGGTGTCTGTAGAGGCATGGGTGCTGCAAGAGCAGGTGGAAAGTTTAAGCTTAGATAAATATGCCTTTTTCCGATTACATAAAAAACAAAAAAAAAGTAGGAGTTAAAACTGATAAAAAAACTTTTTATAAAGGAAAGCCAATAGGCAGAAATATGTTTGTAACACCACAAGGTAAACCAGTTTCTGAACTTTCTACAACTTTTAGTTATGGTGGTAAAATGATTAACATACCAACAATACATAAGGGTTACGAATTTAATCAAAGAGAGTTAAGAGATATGTTAGATGAGGGTTTAATAAAACCTACAAGTAGTAGTAAAGCAAACATTACAAACCCTGTAACAGGCAACCCTGCGAGCACACAAAAAAGATTAGGCAAGAAAATGGGTCAAAAAGCAGATAAAAGAAGTAGAACACTAGAGTATAAATAATGGCAATTGAAAAAGTAAATGGTGTAGAAAACCCTGAACAACCCCAAGGTGTACAAGTGCCTTTACCAGAGGTTGATATCACTCCTGGCATAACTGAAATGGAGGATGGATCTGCCATTATTGGTGAGATGCAACAAGAGATCCAAGCTACAATACCTGTGCCATTTGATGCAAACTTAGCGGAGTTTATTGAAGAAAATGATTTAGGTGTGGTGTCTAATGATTTAGTGGGGGCGATTGATGATGACATATCCTCAAGAAAAGATTGGGAAGAACAGTACAAAGGTGGTTTAGAATTACTTGGAATGAATTACGAAGACAGAGCAGAGCCTTTTGAAGGTGCCTCTGGCGTTGTTCATCCGTTATTAGCAGAAAGCGTTACACAGTTTCAGGCACAAGCGTACAGAGAGATGTTACCAGCAAGTGGGCCTGTTAGAACACATATTGTCGGTGCAGAAAGTCCAGAACTTTTAGCACAAGCAGAGCGTGTAAAGAATTATATGAATTATCAAATAACTTACGAGATGGAAGAGTATGATCCTGAATTAGATCAAATGTTGTTTTATCTTCCGATTGTAGGTTCAGCATTTAAAAAAGTTTATTTTGACCCTTCTATGCAAAGAGCTGTTTCTAAGTTTGTTCATGCAGAGGACTTAATTGTTCCTTACAATGCAACAGATTTAAGAACATCTACACGCATAACTCATGTTGTCCGTATGGGCAAAAATGAGATAAGAAAGTTACAACTTCAAGGGTTTTATAGAGATATAGATTTACCCTCATCAGATAGCGGAGGTACGAACTATGATGAGGTCAAAGAAACAATTGACGACATACAGGGTGTAGGAAAAAGTACAAGCGATAACGAAGAGATTACTTTATATGAAATTCACACAGATTTAGATTTAGTTGGGTTTGAAGACGTTGGACAAGACGGAGAACCTACTGGATTAAAAATGCCCTATGTCGTAACCATAGTGGAGAAATCTGGTGAAGTTTTATCGATCAAGCGTAATTTCAATGAAGGTGATCCGTTCCGTAGGAAGATCCCTTATTTTATTCATTATAAGTTCCTACCTGGTCTTGGGTTTTATGGCTTTGGCCTTACTCATATGATAGGTGGCTTATCAAGAGCATCAACATCAATACTTAGACAACTAATTGACGCAGGTACTTTATCAAACTTACCTGCAGGGTTTAAAGCAAGAGGTGCAAGGATTAGAGATGACGAGTCTCCACTAAATCCTGGCGAGTTCAGAGATGTAGATATGGTTGGCATGGATTTGCGTCAAGCAATTATGCCTTTACCATTTAAGGAGCCATCTCAAACCTTGTATTCTTTACTTGGAACGCTTATCGACTCTGGTAGACGCTTTGCATCAATGGCCGACATGAAAGTTGGCGAGATGCAAGGCAACGCACCAGTTGGTACAACAATGGCTATTATGGAACGTGGCACAAAGGTGATGTCTGCAATTCATAAACGCTTACACTATTCACAAAAGATTGAATTTAAACTACTTGCACGTTTGTTTGCTATGGATGTGCCTATGTATCCATATCAAGTGCCGGGAGCACCACCTGAAATTAAACAGACAGATTTTGATGATCGTATAGACATATTGCCTGTTTCTGATCCAAACATATTTTCTATGTCACAACGTATTGCTTTGGCACAAACACAATTACAATTAGCACAAAGTAATCCAGATATTCATGGGCCGAATGGAATGTACCAAGCTTATAGGAAAATGTATGAAGCGTTAGGGGTTACGAACATAGAGGCTGTGTTGCAACCTCCCCCACAGCCAATGCCCATGAATCCAGCAAAGGAAAATCAAGAGGCATTAAAGGGTGGTAGTCTGCAGGCTTTTCCAGAACAAAATCATCAAGCACATATTACAGCTCATTTAGCTATGATTAGCACGCCAGTTGCACAAGCTAATGCTGCAATACTTATGACATTACAAGGACACATATCAGAGCACATTGCCATGATGTCTGAACTACAAGCACAACAAGAGGTTATGGCTGCTGTGCCACCAGAACAACAAGTCATGATGCAACAAGATCCTAATGCAATGCAACAAATGGCAACACAAGTAGCTTCAAGAAGTGCTGAGTTGGCCGCAGAGATACAAGAACAATATGCACAAGCATTAACACCACCTCCAAGTGAAGACCCACTTGTAACAATTAGAAAGCAAGAGTTAGCATTAAGGGGACAAGAGATTGCACAGAAACAAGACCAGTTTGATCAAAAGCAAACATTAGATAAAGAAAAAGAAAGAAATGATGTGCTTCTTGATCAACAAAGGTTAGATCAACAAGAAGAAATAGCGGCACAAAGAGATCAAACTCAAAGAGATATTGCCGCAATGAGAGCAATGAAAGGATAAATTATGGTTAGTTCTATTAGAGAAAAGATATGGCAAGTTGAGAAAGAGAAGAAAAGGCAAAGAAGATTAGCAAAGGAGCAAGGTCATGCCGTTGAAGAAAGGCAAGAGCCAAAAAACGATCAGCCAAAATATAAGGAAGTTGAGGTCAGAGAAGTACCCACAGAGGCA